TCCTTGTGCAAGGTCTTCAGCGCGACGGTTGACCTTCTCCGACATATTGGCGGCATCCATGTCAATCATCTGCTGCCCCTTGGCCCTCTGGAAATCTTCCTGTGACTTCGCGTCGGTCTTTGCTTGGTCGTAGGCTGTTTTGTTTTGGACAGCACTCACCACCATAGAGCCGATAAGAAGGGCTACAGGGTGACAGGCGTGTATCAGTGGTGATAAGTCAGCTTCGTTCATAGTGCTTAAAAAATATAAAGTGTCTCTTCTCTATTCCGTACTTCGGTATATCCATATCAAACTCGAACCCCATCCACTGGAGCCATCTGATGTGTAACTTGTTTCTTGCGTCGATCACATTGTATAGCAAGTCGTAGTGGTTGTGTAGTTCCTTTAACCATCTGCGTGAATAGCGTAAGAATGATCGTCGGTGTCTAGTGAGATCGTCAGTGCCGAGCATCCAAACCACACCGCAGCCGGGACTGTCAGATTGACGAGTACCAAAGACTCCACAGGGTCTTCCTGTGTCGGTGACACGGATCGTGTAGCAGGGGGAACTGTTCCGGATTCCATCGATAAGCACTTGTACAGGAGGCTCGATTGTGACGGCAGCGAGTTCGTCTCGATCAGCAGATCGGAGGTTATCAGCAAGTGGGGTTGCGTCGTGGATAGAGGAATGTTCAACATATAGTTTTCCGAAATTCCATCTAGCCCCTCCAGCGCGTTCCGTACTGAAATGCTCTAGCTTCATAGTCTATACTTAAAAAGTCTGAAGGATATGGGGATGAGTTCTTGAGTGTGATCTCAGTCCGGTCATTCCGCTCCATAATTGGAAAATGGTAGAACCCATCCTGTAGGTCTGCTGTCCCTATGATGGCTCCCAAGTCGGTGGCAAACGTATGGGTGTCAGTGGTCTTGTTAGGGGCAACCTTGGTAGGGTTGTGTGTGATATCAACGTCAAACGTGCGGCTGTTCGCATACTCTAGTCGTGCTCCTAGCAACTGCATACGACCACCCTCGATGGTCTTCTCGGTCTTCAGGAAGGTTTGGCTGAAGGTGTAAGCGAGTGTGTAGGGTTCCCCTATAAAGAAATTCACCGAGGTCAGGTCAACACCGACAGTGAAGATGTTCCCTCCTGTGGTAGATGAGCTATACTGTACGCCATCCTCGGTCACCAGCTTCATGGTTGAGGTGACCTTGTAGTTTGCGTGTAGCGTGATGGTGGTCACGTTGTTGGCGTAGACAGTAGAGGCTGGTTTATCGTGTCGGTGATCGAGAAGCACCTCGTACTCCATCGCATCGCCGTCAGCCTTCAAGTCTTTGACCGCATCCTCAAAGCGTAGTTTCTCAACATAGTGGTCAGCTCCTCGCTTGAGGACAATATAGAGAGTGTTGGCTAGGAATGATATGTCATGAATATAGTCACCGTCATCACCAAACTGGTACTTGAACCAAGCAGATTGAACCCGCTGGCCTTCCATGTTGCGGAAGAACTTATAGACATACAGGATAGCCTTGTCTGTCTCCCCTGTAATGCAGCAAATGACATCCTCGTTGGTGGCAGCAGCGATCCGCTTGATACTCCCCTTGATGTACTTGGGGATATGAGCAGTGGCGTCGTGTGCTTCCATGTGATCCGCATCATCACGGGACGGGATCAGTTCCCCCATCCCTGAGTAGCCAGCCTTTTGGGAAGCAAAGTATAGCGACCCGCCGGTAGCCACTGGTTCAGCATCTGGAATTGATTCGATCTCATTAGCCGGGACGAGGGTGACCGTCTTCGGTGACAGATACGGTTCGGCATCCAGAATAAATTGAGTGAGGTCACTGAAGAGAATGAGCTTCTCGTTGTACGGGACAGCACTTCTCAGGAGCGAGACCTTGTTGGTGCTGGCTGTGATGTCAATGGGAGCCGTGTCGAGTAATGCTGCAACGGTGGTACGGAAGAAGTTGAAGTACTCTCCTGCTTCACTGAGGATGACATTCTCCCCACTCAAAAAGCCGAGGCGGTTCCGAAACAGGAAGATGTCATTCACAGTGTGGCCTACGAAGGAGGGGAACGGGTTCGACTGCTGGTCGCCAGCGGCTCTCTCAGCCCACTTAATATATTCCAAACGAAATACAGTAGCCCCATCGTCGTTGTAGTCCCTGACAAGAGCCAGAGGCATTGTAGAATTATCAAACTTATATGCTTGCTCGTAGCCTACGCACTCTACCCAGCGACCATGCTGCAACATACTGAAGTTGTTTGGATCGTCAGCCTCAAACCGGAGGTAGTAATCGTCAGCCTCTTCACGAGCATTTCCTACTACCTTTACAACGTGACCATGTCGGCAAATCTCCGGTAAGGAAGCCTCCTCATCCACTTCAAAGAAAGTTAGCTTCAGTCCGTTCCCACCTAGATCATCCTCTACAGAAATATTGAACAGGTCACGATCTGGAGACATTAAGGCAACGGTGTACCCCTGCTGCTGTACTTGCCAACTGCTCTTGTGGTCGTGACCTTCAAAGTCTTTGCCTAGAATCTTAGCACTGTTAACGTCCCATAGGTATCCCTCGCCAGTTGGGCGGTAGGTCAAACCTAGTGCGCTCTCTTTACCCTTCCCTGCTTCACTCTCAGTAAAGGTTGACGCACTTGTGTCTGCAAACCCCATCGGTTTCCCTGTCACTAGGCGTCCATTCGCTTTATGAACAGAATCACTTCCCCAAAAGCCTCCACTAATCTTGGCGTCACTCGCCAGCATCTCAGCTATACGCTCAGTGCCTATAGCCATCTGTGTATCTGCACCTGTCCAGCGTGGAGTCGTATACCAGTACTCGCCGGTCTCAACGACACGGGAATTGAGGATGTTGCTAGTCTCCCACTGCCAGCCCCCCTCAACGCGGCTACCTTTAGAGGAGAAATAGCTTCTATCTACGTTCAACGAAGTAGGAGACAAGTATCCTGCTGCGCGATAACCAGTCACGGTTCCCTGACCAGAGCCTACAGCATGAACAGAGGCTACACTCTCATCCCGTCCCATCCAAAATTCGTACTTCTCTACACCCCAAACCTCCCTCGTACTGTACTCCCCTTTGATTAGCTCCCCACGCTTACCAAGAATCTGATGAGAGAATGTAAAGTCACCCGCATCTGAGTTATCTGAGGCAAGGACTGGCGTGGTATACTCTGGCTCCTTTGTGTTACCAGAAGCGTCTGGACTGGGAGAGGTCTTGTAGTCTGTACCGGTAAGCATCTTGATCTCCCAATCCTTGAGAGCAGCTATAGAGTCGAAGGCGTCAATGACATCCTGAACCGTAGTTGTAGGTAGCGAAGTCCAGTTGAAGTTCACATAGACAATGATTTGCTTACCACCATCGGTTTCCCACTCAGGCATATGCACAGCAATCTTCTCATTGAGATAATAATACTGACCGGGAGCAGTTATACCTCCAAGGGATAGAGTGGTGTTAGGTTTTAAGTCCTCATGCTTGAAAAATTTATTGTTATAATTGGGGGCTAATGGGTAGTTGTCCCTGTCCCATTTCCAATTCTGTACAAAGCGAAACTGCCAGCCATTCCACTTCGGATCGTTTGTCTTGGCTTGTATACGAAATGCCCACTTACCATCCTTCCGGTTCTTATCACTCCCCGGTATATCGACATAGGCATTATCCGAAATCGAGGTGTTCAATGTTGTCCCTACTACACCATCAGCGGCACTCCCTGACATTGCTCCGTTAAGTGTAGTAGCTCCTATGGCTGCTGCTTGGTTCAGCGTGAACTTGTTCCCGTCTCCGAAGTCGATAACAGCCCCGTTAACCAAGGCGATATCTAGTGACTCAACGGGAAGAGTGGTTGCCGTATTTATGACAGAGGCGGTGGTAGTGACTGGTATGTTTGATCCATAAGGAGACTTGACGGCATCCAGTGGTGTAGCCTTGTCACCTACCTTCAGCTTGTATGCCTTACCGTAGTCGGCTGTCTTGCAAGTGATGAAGGCTTCGTACTTCTTGTCATACTTGACCTCCTTCTTTGCAGCTATAACCTTAGCAGTGTTAACAAGAAAAGTATAATCAGCAACGGTAACAGCCTTGAGGTTTGCTTGGGGATTATTGCCATCATTAATATAGTCAAAACCTTCCGAAATGTCAATAGGATAATCCTCCCCGGTCTTAGAGTCGTAGACATGAATGCCTCCCTTCTCCACTTGATGGCTGCCTGACCCCTCGTTCGATCCACAGAAGGCCGCACTTACCCAAGAGTCTGACATAACGCGAGGGTTGTTGTTAGGGGCGTAGTTGGCTGTAGAGGTGTCAGCCCAAAAGGTCAGGAAGACCCACTTGGGATTGGTTGTGGTGTTGTAAGCAACTGCGTCACCTACAGTGCCGGTCATCCCTTCCTCTATATAATCAACTGAATCAAAATACTGATCCTCAAAATTTACATACCGATCCAGTGTGATCGTCCTCGCATTATTATCCGCTGCTGTAACGATTGCCCGGATACCTGTGGACTTATTGCGTACCCCATTAAAGGCAACTAGGGAACCGACAAGGTCTGACGGTGTCCACTGGTGACTATTAGAGTCAGTAGGGAAAGTCTCATTACCGGTGTCGTTCCAGTCATAGATGAGAGTCTTGGAATAGGTATTACTCTTTGCTGTTAGCGAGGTTCCAAGTAAGGGTGTCCAGTGGATGTCTCCACTACCCATCATCATTGTACCTGAACCCATGTTGTGAATAGACTTCCATGTTTCATCCACAACGTAGCCAAGCTTGTCGGCTATACTGTCTTTGTTTCCGCTGGCTTTCCCTAATAGGAATGTATCGGCTGGCCAAGGTGTTGGTGAGTATCCAGTCTGCCCATCACCTATTGCAGTGATTCCAGATGTACCGGAGGCAACCCCCGATAGGGTAGTAGCATTGACAGCAGCATCGGCATCCAAAGTGAATGTTGCTCCACTCAGGGGGAAGGTTAGGACAGCCCCACTCAGCAGGGGAAACTCTAGTGCGTATATTGTTAAACTGGTAGCTCCACCGTCGCAGATATCATTCGTTTTAACTGCGTCATAGTAATCGAAATTCTTGGTAGGAACGCGAAGCTCATAGCCCTCACTGGCATCCAGTAGATCGCCAATGGCTCCGGTTAAACCGTGGACGGCTACTGTGTCACCTTCAACAAGGCCATGATCAGTATCAAACTTAACAGCGAAGACACCATCAACCCATTGGTTATCTGTATGGCGTACTGATTGTAGTGTGATGCTGTCAATGGTAGCCTTACCAATTTTCTGTAGTGAACCTCCCTTGGTTCGACTCACAGTTATATCCCAATTGGAACCATTCGCACTGCTGCTTTTGACGTAGTAATCTCTACCCTCCTGTAATCCTGTCGGCAGTACAGCGTTATCCGTCGCAGGAGCAAACCGGATACGGTCATCTACGATTAACTCAGAGGCTATGGTTATCGTGTCTGAGCCGTGTACAAAGTCAGTGACCACAGCAGATTCATAGGGGTTCACAACAACCACATACTGCTCACTGGAATCTCGGTTGATCGTATGTACGAATGACTTCGACGAATCAACTGAGATTTTGTTTACGAACTTTGCGGGAGGTCGCTTCAGTAGTCCCTTCACCGGAGAAGAGTAGGCGTTGATCTGTTCCGTTGCCTGTGAGGGGAACCTCTGCGTTTCGGCTTGTTGGCTTACTCCCTGCGAGAGTGTCGTAGCTGCGTTTTTTACGAAAGGCATTAGTTTACGAGTTTACCACCATGCAGGACATTCGACACGGCGTTACGGTTCACAGTATAGAAGGCCAGCGGACTCTGGAAAATGTTGGTGTCAGCCAGTTCGGTTTCCTTGTGAATCATGATGGCTCTCGCCTGTGCCTCGGACTGTGCCGCTGTTTGTATGAGCTGTGGGTCACCGACAAAGCGTCCTGCATAGACCCGTGCAGCTTTCGTGGAGATATACCTCCGCGCATACTCAGGCAGTGATGGCTCTCCTGCATCGGACTGTTCAAAGGGAATGAGATAAGTAAGGGAGACAGTCAGGTCAGCATCAAACTCGTAGGAAGCCTTGGCTTTGTCATATAGGAACCTTCCCCTCACGATGGGATCGTATACGCCTGTCGGTGTATCAATGCTCAGGGCCGTGGAAGGTGTAGCAACACGCTTACTATAAGAGAATGTACCTGTACCGGGATTAGTGGCCGGTGTCAGTGTGAAGCCCTTGGTGTCGGCGGTCACTGTAGCGACTACATAGTTAGCCCCATCAAAGGTTATAGTTTCCCCCTTCGATAGGTAGGTAGCAGTGGTGGAAGTCCATGCATTGTTAGCCCAAGTGGCTGTACCAGTGGCTGTACCTCTTGCGAGGACTTCCGAATAAAATTTATTGAAGTGCCAGCCTTCCGACTGCACCTCCTTGTCAATCTCGTCGAGCACTAGGATGGCTTCAGCAGCGTCACCACCTACGCCCACAAGGGTGCTCACACGCGACTGCCCAATCGTGGACAGCATCTGATTGACTGCTTCTAGTTTTGTTGTAAATGCTCCGTAAGCCATAATTAAAAAAAGAGGGAACCCCCCGGTATTCCAAGGGGTTCCCAATGTGTTAGTTATTATGCAAGCGCAGCCTCTTTGTCACTCCAAACAACAACCGACTCAGGGCGAAGAGGCCCATGACCCATGCTGTACTTGGCGACAAACAGATTGCCCTGACGCTGAATGAGATATTCATTCTCCATCGTCAAGTCCTGCAACTTCAACGTACCAAACCCGCCTTTTTGGAAGACGAGACCGGCACAGTGCTCGTAGTTCAAGCCGTAGTCATTACCATTGGCTTGGCTCTGCCAGCGATTTGCGTGACCTCCAGAACCGGGAGTCAGGTCTGAGTCAGGGAGGTGATTACTCACCAGCAGGTTGATACCCGCGATACGAGTGATCGTACCAGCAGCTATACTACCCTCACCACCGATATCCCGGTTGATCACAGAGTTGGTGACAATCTCGTCACTGTTAATCAACTCGTAATACATCGCCGGGGTAATAATGGCGTACCGATCAGAACTCGGAACATCCTTCTCGTCCAGCAAACGCGCAGACTCAAAGAGAGCCGTGCGAATGACGGATGCAGTCGGGGTTGTCCGTAGCGTATCCTCTGTGCCATCAGTAGAGGCAACCGCAGTGTTTGCGGTGTCAGCCAACGCTCCCGCCTGTCTCGTTGCATAGACAACCGAGCCTCGTCCAGTTTGGTTCTCGATCCACGCATCTGAAGGTTCGAGAACTCCTGCTGAACCCTGCTTCGCACCGGTCTTGACGGCTACCTTGAGCACGTTCTTATCAAACTGATTTGCCAAGGCTTCACCAAGTTGATGCGTGTAAGGAGCACGAACGTCGAAGTGGGAGACCAACTCATCAATGGAGGCAATGAATGTCGAGGACATCAAAACCTTATCGATGTGAATCATGACTTCCGTCTGTTTCATGTTGTTGAGACCACCACCAGCGTCAGTACCTGTTCCGACATCGTTGTCGAGAATATCAGTACCCGGAGTGTAGTACCCTGCATTGGCTGTACCAATAACTGGGAACTGTGCTGATTTCCCCTTCGAGATCGTTCTGATCGTGTGAAGAGGTTTCATTATATTCTTCTCATCGAAGACCGTCATGACTTCTCCTGCAAATTTCTTGAGGAAAAGACCCGTGGTGTCATTACCATGAAGGTTGGAGCCAACGCGACCCGCAACTGGTAAGGAGTTGGTATTATTACCAAATAAGTTAGTAGGCATATCTAAATAATCCTTTCGTTACTATAAGTTAAAACACATAAGCGACCATGCCACTCAGCACAGTCTATTAAAACACCCTCCGTTGTCCCTTACAGTTATCTGTCGTAACAGGCTATTCAGTTTCCTCTTCAGGCAAATCCCGTGGTACGGGCAAATTCATTGATCCAGCGAACCATCCCTCTGGTAGCTGAACCTTGTTCCTACTATATACCCAGCCTTGATCCGGGCCGTTGTACCAGTAGACATGACCTCTAACGTCTGGCCCTAATCTAATCAAAGTATCGTCAGGGTCGATGAACACTACTCTTTTTCCACCGTTCACGCATCCGCTGCTCCCAAGCATCACGCAACTTGCGAGGTATAGCAGGAGCAATAGACGCTTTAACTGGCTTGGTAGATTCATTCCAAAGTAGTTGCAGTATCTCTTTAAGTATTGCTATTAGTGCCGCTGCCATCGTTCTCTAGCTTTTTCAAAGTCAGGCGAGAGCCGGTATAGCCGAGAGCTACCAGCGCAGACATCACTAGGCCCACAATCTTGGTAGCGAATTCGTTATCCTCGACAGCTCCACTGGACACAACGGCTCCAATCGCTACAGCAAAGAGGCTCATGTAAAACTCCGTTGACTTATACCCCGGCTTCTTCGTGACCGGAGCAGCTTGGAAGACCACCTCGGCTTCCACCGCTTTCTTTGTTTCTGTTTCTTTTTTCGTAGGCATATTAATTTCGATATAACTGTTCCACATTAAGAGAGCGCACCATCAGTTGCAGCCAAGCGTTTCTCCACCTTCCGGTGAAAGTTCGCATCACCGGCTTGGTATAGTGGGTGCTTCATGTCCTGCATCATCTCAGCAGAGGAACCATAGCCGCCTTCGGCCATAGGTATAGTTGACCCCTGCACGAGGTTAGGTGGGTTGGGTGCTACAGAGCCACCCGCTTGAGTGAACTGAGCGAACATCCCCTTGATGGCCATCTCAGGCATCGCGCCGCCTTGAGCTAGGGCTTCATTAAAGGAGTCAATCTCTGGCTGAGTCAGCGTGTTCGTCATCCACTGGGTCATGGCTCCGTACCCCTCCTTACCACCGGTCAGTTGATACATCTCCCCTTCCATCTTCTCGGCGGCAAGCTCCCGCCCTTGAATGAAGGAGTCTACCAGCTCGCGGCTGACACCACGCTTGGCTAGTTCGGTGTAGCTCCCCTCATCTAGGCTGCCTGACTTGAGGTACTCATCTTCATATTTACTGAGATCATCGGGCGTGATGAGTCCTTTTTCGGCATCATCTTTAGCGGACATTTTCCGCTCCAATGCTTGGTAGGCTTTGGCGAGGTCTTCTGCTCCGTCAAACTTATCGGGCAACCACTCAGGCCGGTCGGTTGATTGCTCTGGTGCTTTCTCTTGTTGTTGCTCCGGCGCACCCTCTGGTGCTTCCTCAGTAGGTATAGTGGTCTCTTCTGGCGCATCGGCTCCAGTCTCTTGGTCGGTTATTGTTACTCGTTCCATCTCTTAAAAGTAGCCCCCGAATCCTGCAATCACAGGCCGGGGGATAGTGGAGGTTGCAGCCCAGCCCCAAACAACGTAGTAATGGCTGCCTTTCTAACAGCCGGATTTTGTTTATTGGTTCTAGTCTCCACTAAATTACATTCTCCACGACACTCATCGTCGTAGCACTCCGGGTTATTGCAGTGCATCCTCTTGGGAGGCGGGTAGTGATACCACGGGTAGTCTGTAGACATAGATTCATTACTGCTGCATTGCCTGTGCCTGTTCAGCCATCTGCGCGGCCATCTCAGGCTGGTCAGCGGCCATCTTCCCAGCAGCATTCACGGCCTGTGGCCCCATGCTCTGCATCATCTGCTGCTGCTGTGCTTGTTCCTGCTCTTGCTGAAGTTCTTCCTCGCTCTTGATCAGTCCCTCGGCATCTATACCAAGCGAGGTTGCTCGTCGTTTGAGGTAATCAGCTATGTTCACATGGGAGGTGAACTGCTCGCCTAATAGTTGACTCGCTCCCGCTACGAAGGAGTCTAGTTTGTTGAGATCGTGACCTCTACCAAGTGCCTCAAGCCCTGTTACAATAGTTGTTTTAATGATCTTCTTGGGCAATTCAGGTAAGCGGCCAGCTTTTCCCATCCGATCCATCAATCGGTTTACTAATGGCATCTGGAATTCTTGTGCAAGTATAGAGTATACACCCCCTAGTACATCCTCTAGTTCCTGTGCCATGTAGCGAATTTCTTCAGCCGTCACGCGCTCCCCACTCCGCTGTATGCTGGAGTTCATTAGGAAGGCGAACCCAAGTCGCTCCTTGATCTGCTCTACAGTCTCTTGAGCCACCCGGAGGTCGGCAAATTTCTCCATCTGCAAGACAGTGACGTCTTGCGCGTTGCCAGAAACAATAGCACCGTTAGGACTAGTGGCCAGTATGCGTGGGCGTGTGGTTCCATTTGGGTTTACTAAAAATAATACTTTAGCGGCGGCGGCAGAGGCTTCGACAATAGCCTGAGTGAGACCTTCGAGGGAGGTAAGGTCACCCATATACTCCTCGATGAATCCTCTACCATAATTTTCATTTTCGATGCGAGTATATCGAAGAGGCATCCACGGGTTCTTGTCCAGTGGATACTCCCCCTCGGCCTCTGCGATATTGATGTCGGCAACCTCCTGTCGAACTACCCATTTCTTTTCGTCCCTATAAATTGCTGTATAGACATCCACCGACTTCTGGTTGTGGGTGCTGGTGGTGACCTGTTCCCCGGCCTCTTCAATCTGCTCCTTCACTGAGACAGGTAACACGTCAGGGTCAACCGACTCCTTGACGATGATCGACTGGACGTTGCCCATTGGGTCACGTTTACAGGTGTAGCGGTCGAGGTTGAACACACGCAGCCCACCCTTGTCAGGGACATATAGGAGGGTGTTGCCAGCTACGATGAGCTGCTTGAGAGCCTCAAAGACTCCCACTCGAATAGCACTGGTCTCCACCTCGGCCTGAACCGCTCGCTCTACTTCGGAGAGTGCCTTCTCCAGTTCGGTCTTGAGGTTCGGGTCTTGGGCCTCCCCCTCGCTCGCCTTATCCAATTCATACTTATCAATGACGAGTCGGAAAAAGGGTGAGTTGGGAGGCAGTAGAGCTAGGAGGAGTTTCGAGGAGAGGTTGTTGACTCCTCTGGCTCCGATACTTTGAAAGGGTTGATTATACTCAGTGCTTCCCCCAGCAGAATTAGGAGGGACAAGGAAAGGTATAGTGAGATCAGCAGCAGCCCTAGCGCGGCGTATATAGGGATCACGATCAGCTTCGCAAGCCGCGTAACAAGATTTGAGGGTTCCCGTGTACATCTAAACGTAGATTCCGGTTCCACCCTTGCCTCCATTGTTGAGACCAGAGGGTGAGACCACTAGACCACTCCGAGCTGTCCCACGCCGCCTCGTTTTACCCGCAACGGTGACCTTCTTCTTGCCCCCCTTCTTCACTACAGCGGCCTTGTTTGGGGAGATAGGAGGCAACACCGGGGCTGGTGGTGGTATAGCTTTCGGGGCTTTTGGCTTGGATAGACACATACTTATTGATCAGCATTGATAGAGGTAAGGGTTTTGACCACAGACAGTTGGCCTTGTTTGAATCTAATATCACTCATGTCTGTCTCGTCTGGCATCCGGTCAGGGAAAACCTCCTTGAGCCACAGTATAAGCTCATCTGATACCATAGGCAACCTCTCATTAGCATAATTAATAGGAAGGTCAAGCGGCATTTTTCAAATCGACTCCTAAAGTTTCGAGCATTGTGCTGACAGATCGAGTCAGAATCTCTTTGGTTTTGTCATTGTTCAGGACGTAGGCGAACTGAGAATAGTCGTCCATGTCCTTCTCGGTCGCGTGAGTGTCAATCTCACCGGGATAGGTATCGAACTGCCTCCGCTCAACACGGACTACCTGACCCCCCTGCTCTCGAATGAAGTCTGCCTCATTTTTGAAACGCACGTCTGTTATGAAGATCACGTCAAAATGGTCACTCGATTTTTTGATGATCTCGCCCATCTTGTTAATCCAATAGTCGTTGCCATTGAACCGCCGTCGAAACTCTGTACCCCATACCTGAAGGAGCGAGCGGAACTCGCACTTGTGTTCCTCGATGAACTCGATACGCATCCCGGTGATCTCACTCACCTCCTGTTTGAGAGGGTCAGCAAATGCAACTCTCCCAATCCGTTTCCCGCTGCCTATTAGTTCAGCGGCCAGTTCGTAGACGGTATCCTTACCGCTCAGTTTCTTTCCCGATAATCCTATAATAATCATTGTCGTTTTGGTTTCCAGTGTTTGATTTCTCCGGTCTCCTGACTGTAGTTGTTGACCCTGAGAATTCGTGCGAGCCGTGCTTGTGTTAAAGCCTTGTCTGCCCCCATACCCTGTGCGTGGAAGGCATCCAGAACAGCCTCCCATGTGGGGTTCGTATCCAGCAGTCGGTTAGCTCGCGTAGGCCCAATCGTAGGACAGCCACTGTAGCCATCCGTTGAGTCGCCTACTAAAGTTTGAAAGAGATGGAACTTGTCCGCCGCTTGCTTGGTAATTTTTTGAATACCCTGCTCTGCCTTGTTGGGATTCCACAGCTCACAGGGGATCGTCCTCATGTCCTTGTCGGTGGACACAATGACCTTGCGAGAGCCGCTGTGGAATGTCTTGTCGGTAGCCCACACGCCCAGCATATCGTCGGCCTCAAGCGGCTCAGTAATGATGGCCTTCCACTCAGCGACGAGGTGTGAGCGAAGCGCGGGGAGACCCATAGGCTTACGGGTCGAGCGGCGGCTGGCTTTATACGTCGGATCGATTTGCTGTCGGAAATTTTTCTTCCCCGTGAGCGCAACCTCGATGCTGTCCGCCTTGAGATTTTTTATGAGCAACTGAATGTCGGCATCAAGTTGTGCGCGAGCTTGGCGGACATCAGACCATAGTGACCAGATGTCATCTCCCCAGTCAGTAGCAATCTCGCTCCCGCTGGCGTGTTTGTAGGCGAGGATGTCGCCGTCGAGTAATATAGTTACACTCATTTAGTTATGTTTTTGTGAAGCCACTCGAACACCTTGGGATTGTGTTTCCAGACAGTGGCTAATCCTGTTTCTTGCCGCGAGGTCAACTCCTCCTCGTCCAGCTTATCCGACACGCCCATCGCTGCATTAATCGCGTGTAGGATTTCGTGCAGAAGAGTGGCAGCGGTAGACTGTGGGGTATAACCCTTGGCCAGTTGAATGATGCAGTTATCGAGGTCAACACAGCCGTGGCTCTCACTAGTTGCAACCCACTCGATTCTGAAGGGTTGATTGAGGATGATGATTTTAGTGGGACGTCTCACGTAACTCCTAGTGGGTCGTGTGTAGTAGCTCCCATCGTTCGATGAATTGGTCATAATAATTCGGTCTCCCCTCGGTCAAGCTCACGCATGGCCCTTGTAGTGCATCCCACGGGATGATGTAGCTGGTTTGGGTTGGTTGAATATGGATGATCAACACGGTGTAGTTGCCGAGGGCGCGTATGGTTTTGATCTGATACCGCTTACGTTTCGACCGCTGGATTGGTTGAGGTCGGCACGAGGAGCGCACCTGTACACGGTTGATCAC